TTGGTGATTGGGTGATCTTTGCGCGTTATGCAGGATCACGTATACAAATTGAAGGTGGAGAAATCAGGTTGTTAAATGAAGATGAAATTTTAGCAACCATCAAGAATCCAGAGGATATCTTGCATAAATACTAACATTGGAGGAAACAATGCCAGAAGCAAATAAAATAACTAAAGAAGATCCAAAGGTGGATATAGATACTTCAGGACCTGAAGTAGATGTAATTGTACCAGAGGAAAAAGCGGAAGAAGTAGTAGAAACCAAGGAACAAGAAACAGTAAAAGAAGTAGAAAAAGAAGAAACAGTAAAAGAAATAAAAAAGGAACAAAAAGAAGATGACTCTAAACTAGAGGAATACAGTAAAGGTGTTCAAGCACGTATCTCTAAACTTACTCGTAAGATGAGAGAAGCAGAACGTAGAGAACAAGCTGCTACTGAATATGCTCAAGCTTTAGAATATCAAAGAAGAAATGATCAGAAAACATTTAAAAAAATGGATACTGATTATTGGTCTAGATTTGAGAAAAATGTAAAAACAGGAATGGAGTCTGCTCAAAAAGAATTAGCAAACGCCATTGAATCTGGAAATGCAGAAGCTCAAGTTGAAGCCAACAAAAGAATTGCTGCATTAGCATTTGAGAATGCTAAATTGGAGCAAAAAAAGTCGGAACCTGTTGAAGAGGAGAGTCCTCCTCAACAACTTTCAGACGGTGGAAGATTACCACAGCAAACACCTCAGACACTCCCTGATCCCGATCCTAAAGCGGAAGAATGGGCTAGTAGAAACTCATGGTTTGGTAAAGACAGAGCCATGACATTTACTGCCTTTGAAATCCATAAGGATTTGGTGAATGAAGGGTTTGATCCTAAATCAGATGATTATTATAATGAAGTTGATAAAAGAATAAGAGTTGACTTCTCACATAGAGTTGACTTCTCCCATAGATTTGATAAAGGTGGAGTTGTAGAGCATACGTCCAAGCCCGTACAGTCGGTCGCTTCAGCTCAGAGAAGCGTAAAACCAGGACGCAAAACTGTGAGACTCACACCCTCTCAGGTCGCTATCGCGAAAAAATTAGGTGTGCCACTCGAAGAATACGCAAAACAAATAAAACTCACGGAAGGAGCGTAACATGAAAAAAGAAGACAAAACTTCACGTGCGAGTCAAACACGGTCAGAAACTGAAAGACCAAAAGTGTGGACTCCTCCATCTTCTCTAGATGCACCCCCTGCACCTGATGGATTCAGGCACAGATGGATACGGTCAGAGAGTTTAGGGTTTCAAGACACTAAAAATATCTCTGGAAGAATGAGATCTGGTTATGAGTTAGTGAGAGCTGACGAATATAAAGATTCAAGCTATCCCGTTGTCCAAGATGGTAAGTACAAAGGGGTTATCGGGGTTGGTGGCCTATTGCTCGCTAGGGTACCTGAAGAGATCGCGCAGTCTCGTGCTGATTATTTTGCTGCACAAGCAAAAGGTCAAGACGAAGCAGTTGAAAACGATTTAATGAGGGAAGAGCATAAGAGTATGCCTATCGATGTCGACAGGCAATCTCGTGTAACCTTCGGTGGTACAAAGAAAAGCTAATTTTCTCGGGATAACAACCAATTCCCTATCATCGATTTAAATTAACCCGTCCCTTCGGGGACACAAGGAGACAACTATGGCTAATAAAAATGAAGCGGGTTTCGGTCTTATTTCAGCGGGTACGTTAGGTAATACACCTTCTACTCAAGGATTATCCGAATACTTCATAGATGCTGGCGATACTGCAGATAAATTCAATGGAATGGCGGTTCAAGTAACTGCTGGATATATTGTTACTGCGGAAGATGCTGCCACTGCTGAGTCTGTAGGTGTTTTACAGGGTATATTTTACAACGCTGCAACTACGTTGAAGCCTACGTTTGCAAGTTGGTATGATGCAACAATCACACCAGCAAACAGCGAAGACACTAAAGCGTTTGTAAATGACTATCCTTTCCAATTGTATAATATTGCCTCTGATGCTGCAGTAGCTTCTACTGTAGTAGGTGCGCATGCTTTATACCTTGACACATTTGATGTGAACACAGGTGGAAGCACTACAACTGGAAGATCAAACACTACACTCGACATTGGTGACACTCACGCAACTAACAATACATGGAGATTGATTAGAAGCGCAGAAGACCCAGAAAACAATGATCTGACAGCAGCTTATTGTACCGTTGTTGTATGCCAAAACTTAAACTAGAGCCAGGTTTGAATGCACTATTTGGCCTGGAATACAAACGTTACGAGAATCAGCACGCTGAGATCTATGTAACTGAATCAAGTGACAGAGCTTTCGAAGAGGAAGTAATGTTATCTGGATTCGCTAACGCACAAGTAAAAGCAGAAGGATCTGGAGTATCATTCGATACTGCACAAGAAACTTACACTGCTCGTTACACTCACGACACAGTAGCTTTAGCATTTGCTATAACTGAAGAAGCTATCGAAGATAATCTTTACGATAGACTTGCTTCTAGATATACAAAAGCTTTGGCACGTTCTATGTCTAATGCGAAACAAGTTAAATCAGCAAAACCTTTAAACGATGGTCTGCCATCAACAGACAATTTCGATTCAGGTGATGCAGTTTCTCTGTTTTCAACTAACCACGCAACGGTTAGCGGAACAGCAGTTAAAAATACTTTAACTACGCAAGCAGACTTAAACGAAACATCATTAGAGCAAGCATTGATTGACATTGCTGCGATGACTGATGAAAGAGGTTTGAGAGTAGCAGCTAGAGCAATGAAGATGATTATTCCTTCGGCTAACCAATTTACTGCTGAGAGATTGATGAAATCTCAAGGTAGAACTGGTACAGCTGATAATGATATCAATGCTGTTGTGTCAATGGGAATGGTTCCTCAAGGATATAGAGTGAACAATTTCTTAACTGATACTGACAGTTGGTATCTTATTACTGATGTGCCAAATGGTATGAAGATGTTCCAAAGAGCAGCTCTAAAAACTGCTATGGAAGGAGACTTCGATACTGGCAACGTTAGATACAAAGCTAGAGAAAGATACTCATTTGGAGTATCAGACTTTAGAGGTATCTTCGGCGTTGAAGGTGCGTAATCTAAACTAAATTTGTGGCGGGACATAGTTCCGCCACATTTTACAAATAAAGGTAAGAAATATGAGAAAATTCCTAGTAAAAATATGGGCATATGATCACTATGCTTCATTTGAAGTAGAAGCTGAAGATAATGCCGAATCTATTGAAAAATCTATCCTTGACAAAATTGGAGAAAAGAGTATAAATTGGGAATCAACGGGAATGTATAAACATATTCCTAATAGAATAACCTATGAGGAGGTTATAGATGGTACAAGACCTGTACAAACAAAAACGGTCCTTGGAGTTGAGGTGGCAGTTGGAGTATGAGCAAAATGGCAAATATACTCTTAATATGGTCAAAATTGATAATGCTATTAAAAACATTATTAATGAGATCAAACTCGAAGAATCGAAGATTGCAAATAGAGAAAATGCAATTGTTGATGCTGCCCCCGAAGTTTCTGTGGCTACTTAAATAAACGCCACATCGTTGAAATCGTATATTTCTGTAAGGATCTCTTGCACTTTACTCAAAACTACTATATAAAAAAATCACTATACATTTTTAAAAAACCTTAAATGTAGACGCGTATAGTCGACATGCCCCTAGGGACTACATTTAAATATTCTAGGAGGAATATTATGGCTAAATCAACTTTTTCAGGTCCAGTAAGATCTGAAGATACATTTAAAACAGTCAGTAAAGCGGCATCTACTGGAACGATTACTGAAGTCATCACTTTAGGTGATGGACCTGTTACATTGGGGGATGAAGATAAAACTCTCACTAATGCTACACATAGTGGAAGACTACTTGTAGTTCCAGCGATCACAGCAAATAGAACAATTACCTTACCATCACCCGTTGCTGGTGCACACTTTAAATTTATTTATGGTGGCGCTGCAGAAGAAGCACAAAACGTTATCTTTGATACAGGTGCGGATGCTAATTACTTTATTGGTGGTGTCGTTCATGCAGATTCAAATGCTGATAACGTAACTATTTATGCAGATGGAAACTCTAACTCAACACTAACTCTTACAGACTTTGGTGCTATGGAGATTAACATTTTAGCTAAAGATAGTACTAATTGGCTAATTTGGGGTTACTCAGAAGGTGCAGACGCACCTGCATTTGCAGATCAATAATAAATAA